TTAATTCATATCACGAATCATTTTATAGATTCCCAAAAAGGGTTCAAAGTATATGATATAATTATTGAATTTCGTACATATACCATACTTTGATTTATAACATTTTAGTGCATCTGTTAAAAATTCTTCTGTAATATTCAAGAAATCAGCCATCATATATATGGAAGTACATCCGGCTTCATAAGCATTGACAATACCATGTAAACCAATCTGCCTGTCATATGCCCATAACCTGGCTTTTAGCTCCTGCTTAAGGTTTTTAATATCCTGAAGATTAATTATATCGCCTGCTGTAGTATAATAGTGGCCAAGTTCTTCCGCAAGAACACAGGATTTTTCACTTAATGTAGGAATATCTTTTTTTATAGCGATTTTATTCCCTTTAATCCTTCCTTTATTGCCTAATAGAGGCTTTTCTTTCACAACCAATCCATTCATCAATGATTCGTCAAGTAATTCATCATATGTCATTTATAACAACCCCTTAAGTTATTCATTTGATCTGTAAAGATACTAGAAATTATCATCATTCATTATATCTTCATCGTGAGCTCTTTCTTCGTCCGTTGCATCTTCGATCTCATGTGCTGCGTTTAATTCCTGGGCGAAACTGGTCGTATAAAAATTACTTTCTACCCGATTCCCTTCATTTACTAATCTATTCAGGCTAAAATCTATAAAAGAGAATACATTATTAACAAATTCATTATAACTGGATTCTTTAATTTCAAATCGCCCGCTTTTCCCTTCAAAAAGAACAGTAGTATCTCGGTCATTATTCTTCGCAAAATTTTCTTCTATAGAATACCCAAAAGATCTTATTATGTGACGCAGGACGTCATTAAACGAGATTTTTGCATCTAAAATATCTAAATTATATCCTATTTTCTTAATATCCGCTTTTATTTCATCCCATCCCAGGAGATAAGATGGAGTAGTACCTAATTTTGCTGCGATCATTTCAATTTTATCAAATGGGATATTCATTACGATATTATTCTCGTATTTATAGATTGTCTGCTTCGTGGAATTCATGGATTTTGCCAGTTCTTCCTGTGTAATGTGCTGATTCTCTCTTAATTCTTTAATTCGATTACCAATTGTCATGGTATCACCTCCAAGTAACTTTATTATATCACTAACAAAAAAAATGTCAACAAAAAGTATCTTGACAAGTTACAATATAATGCTATAATCAAAGTAACTTATTAAGTTACTAAACGGGAAAGGAGTTTAAATGAACTTAAAATTGGGACAGGTAAGTAAAAATAATTATATCTGGGAAAAATATAATAATAGTCAATGTTAATTTAATTTGTTAAATAAGATGGTAATTGGAGGTCAAGAATGAAAAATCATGAAAATAATATACCGTCACCTGAACAGGTAAGACTGATATTTAAAGACACTTATAATTTCTATGTAAAATATAAGAAATATTTGAATAATGATGAATGGATGGAATTAGTCAGGGAAATACATGAAATATATCAAGCTCATCCATTTGAACTATGTAAAATAATCTTAGTTGAATTATTAGATATATTTGAGGAGAGCTATAAGGTTAAATACGAAGGTTCGATAGATAAATAATCTATTTATGTTAAGGAAAGTAAAGAAAATATATTTTTACAAGATTGGCTGAGGGGAGTGATAATATAATGACAGAAAAAGACAGGATTGACGGGAAGAAAGAATATTTAAATGCCTATAAAGGGATACACAAAAAGCTAATATCTCTGGAAGAGCAGTTAGAATCTTTGAGGATAACAAAAGAATCGGCCAGGACTCAGATTTTATCCGATATGCCCAAAAGTAAAACACATACTGATTTATCAGATTATATAGTTAAAATTGATGATATGATATCCAGAATTGATAAACTTAAAAAAGAATGTATGGATAAAAAGCTGGATATTGAAACACATATTTTTGAAATGCCGGATGGTGTTGAAGCAGAAATTATATATAAAAGATATTTAGAATTTAAAACCTGGGAGCAGATATGTACTGAAATAGGATATAGTTGGCGGCAGACCCATAGATTACATAATAAAGCACTGAATAATTTTCAAATATAAAAGGAGGATGGCATAGTATGGCACTTAACTTTATGATATCATTCAAAATGGAAGTTGATAAATAAAACCTGCTAAATAATTTTAAAAAGAAAAATAATAATAACCGGTTAAGAGGGACCTGAAGAACAGGTCCTTTTTAATATATATCCTAATAAGAAAGAGGTATGAATTATGTGTAAAATAAGAGCCAGAACTTAAACTTATTGAGACTTAACAAAGAAAATCTATAGAAAGGTTGGTGATATATTGTCTGATAGTGATTTCTCTTTAAATAATCTGAAAAAATTTCAGGATAACCTTCTAAAAGCAAAAAGCATGTACCCGGACATTGCACAAGAAAAGTTAGAAGAAGCAGCCCTAAAGTTTAAAAACAGGGTAGCTGCTTTGACTAAAGAAGCAGTTAAGGCAGATGCAGATAATTTAGTAAAGGGATTTAAGTTAGAGAAAGTTCAAAAAAATGGCAGTAGCTTGGATTTGCAATTTGTCAGTACTCATCCGGAATTTCAAAAGATTGAAAATGGCTATAATCAAGTATTAGCAAATGGTAAGACTGGATGGGTGCCAGGAAAGCAGATTTTAGGGCGGGCAACAGAAGAATTCCAAAAAAGTATAGGAAATGAAATGAATGGATTAGTAGATGCTTTAACCAGGAGGTGTGGTTTGGTTTAATGAATGGAGCAGATATCTATAATGCAGTAAGCACACTTTTATATAGTAAGTATCCAACATATAAGGTCTATGGTCATGAAGTTGTGGAAGGTTATGAGAAACCTTCTTTTTTTATTGATTTGCTGCCAAAGAAAAATCTAAATGAGAGTATTAATTTCAAAACGAAAGCTTATAAAATTTTGATCACATATTTTCCGGAAGATCTAAATGAAATTGATAACTTAACAAAAGCAGATGAAATAATAGAGCTGTTTGGATACAAATTAGTTGTGAGTGGCAACAAAATTCCAGTTACGGACAGTAATTATGAGTTTGTAGGAGAAAATACAAATACATTGCAAGTTGTCATAGAAATTGAGTATTTAGAATCAAATAACAGGACAAATTCCAGCGTAATCGCAAATGAATTAATATTAAAAGAAAAGGGGTAATATGTATGGGAATGCCAAGTGTTAACATTAGTTTTAGTGAAAAAGCAGCACAGATTATTAAAAGAGGAGAACGTGGAATTGTAGCGCTTATTCTTAAAGAAGCAGATGTTCCGGCGACGAATCCGGTTACAATTTTAAATGTTTCAGATATACCGGATACATTGTCTGCATTTAATCAGGAACAGATTAAATTAGCATTAATGGGATATATGAATTCACCTAAAAAAGTAATTGCATATGTGGTAACAGAGGATTATACTCCTGGGTTAAATTATTTTGAATTAAATCGTTTTGACTATTTAGCGATTCCTACAGTTCAAACGGATGAAAAGACAAGTGACATTGTAACCTGGGTAAAAGTTCAAAGAGAAGCCGGGAAAAAAGTAAAAGCAGTATTACCGGATACCACAGGTGATCATGAAGGAATTATCAACTATACGACAGCGGAAGTGATGAATGGTGCCAATACATATACAACAGAACAATATTGTTCCCGTATTGCCGGATTGATTACAGGAACACCATTAACGATCAGTTGTACCTATGCTCCATTAAGTGAGTTAACAAACTGTACAAAGCTTAAAAAGTCTGAAATGGATGGAGCAATTGATGCAGGTAAATTTATTGTATACCACGATGGTGAAAAAGTGAAAGTAGCACGTGGTGTAAACAGTTTGACAACAACAAGTGCAGATAAAGGAAATCAATTTAAAAAGATTAAGATCGTGGAAGCCATGGATATGATCTACGATGATATTACCAAAACAGCACAGGACAGTTATCTTGGTAAATATTTAAATACCTATGATAATAAAGTATTACTTATGAGTGCAATTGGAGGATACTTCGAGCAATTAATTCTGGATGGTATTTTATCAACTGCCAATATTGGAATTGATATTGAAACACAAAGAGCTTACCTTAAGTCAAAGGGCGTTGCTACAGATGATATGTCTGATGATGAAATCAGGGTATATGATACTGATGATAAAGTATTTCTTAAGGCAACTGTTAAGATATTAGATGCAATTGAAGAAATCAGTTTACCAATTAATATATAAGAAAGGGAGTATGAGATATGGGATATAAACCAGAGCAAGTAATTAACGGAACATGGGGAGAATTATGGGTAGATAGCGAATATATTTCTGAAGTAACCTCTTTAAATGCAAAAGTAACACCAAAGACGGAGACGATCAGCCAATCCCGCCAATTAGTAGATGGTACTAAAATCACAGGCTTAGAATGCAAAGGAGAAATCAAATTAAATAAGGTATCTTCAAGATTTATTGCATTACAAAGTGATAATCTGAAAAAAGGTATTCAGACAGAAGTTACTATCATCTCCAAATTAGAAGACCCTAGTGCCCTTGGATGTGAAAGAGTAAAATTAATCGGTTGTGTATTTACAGAAATGACACTAGCCGATTGGGAACTTAAGAAAAACGGGGATGAAACCATTCCATTCACCTTTAGGGATTGGGAAGCAATCGACTTAATATAGGAGGTCAATATGAATTTAGTAGATAAATTATTGGCACTGGATGCCAATGAAGTAAAACAAAAAGAAACAGCTGCTGTTGAGGTGAAAAGGCTTTCCAAATTATTAGGAGAGCCTTTTATGGTTAAGGTGCAAGCCATAAGTGGACAAAGATTTCAGGAACTATCTGCAGATATTCTTGATAAAAAGGGAAACGTTGATTTCTCAAAAGTATATAAACAAAATACATTAGTGGTTTTGGAAGGTATTGTAGAACCCAATCTAAAAGATGAAGGACTGCAAAAGCATTTTGGCGCATCTACACCGAAAGAATTAGCTGAGATTTTATTTCAGGGCGGGGTAATGGCGAACCTTGCTAATACCATCAGCGTCATAAGCGGATTCAGTGATGATACGGATGAAGAAATAAAAAACTAATGAATACCGATGGGGAAGTACAATTAATGTACTTCCTTTTTCGGTATAAGAACTGGGAGCCCCAAAAGTATAAACAACTTGGATATGGGTCAAAAAAAATCGTACGGCAGTTCATGTATCAGCAATTAGAAGACATGGCAAAAGAGTACGATGCGCTGGGAGGTGGAAATAATGGCTAATAATGTTGCAGTATCGTTTTCATTGATAGATAACTTTACCGGACCTATGAATGATGCAATCCAATCAATGATGAAGAGCTCTAAAAATATACAAAGCCTGGTAAAAGATGTTTTGAAGGGGAATAAAGTGTTTGAAGACGCAGGTAAAATTGTAGAAGATGCTTTAAATAGTCCTTTTGCTAAAACAGGAAAAGAAGTATATGATCTTGCAACAATTTACAACGATGCAGCTAATGATATTAAAAGCGGATTTATGGATAAAATCGGTAAATTTAATACAATTGCCAGTTTCATCAAAAATATTAAAGAATTATCAGGGACAATGAAAGGCACAGCAAAGGCTGCTGATGGCCTTGGTAATATTAATCAAATTAATACTATTATAATAAATGTTAGCAATACTATATTTAATGCCACAGGTAAGGTTGATAATTTTAATAAAGCAGGTAAAAATTTATCAAATACAGGAAAAGGTATAAGTAAATTAGGAGGCGTATTTACTAAATTAGGAAGTACATTCGGTAATTTTGGTAAAATAGGTAAAGTTGCCCTTATGGGATTGAAAAGTCCTGCTTTTATCGCAATTGCAATTATTGCAGTTCTTGCTACTATCGTTTTTGTCATAATTAAAAATTGGGGCACAATAAAACCGTTTTTAAACAATATTGCCAACTTTTTTAAACAGAAATTTAATAGTATAAAATTAGTCGTTTTAGTATTTGTTAATGAATTTAAAAAAGCCAAAAATAGCATAGCAGGTGTCATAAATGTATTAGGACCAATTATATATAACATTATAAAAATTTTTAACCCAGTTTTAGTATATATAATATCTATTTTTGTAAAGAGAATTAGAAATAGCTTTTTGATTATTAAAGCAGTTTTTAGTGCAGTTATTAGAGGTATAAGAGGATCTATTTCTGGTCTATTATCGTTATTCAATGGAATTATAATTTTAATATCAGGTGGATTTACTAATAACTGGTATAAAGTTTGGGATGGTGTCAGATTAATATTTAAAGGCGTATTTGAAAGCTTTTCATCTCTGGCCAAGATACCAATTAATGCGGTAATTCAATTAATAAATTTAGCAATTAGTGGAATTAATAAATTAGGTATTAAATTACCAGATTGGTTGGGGGGGAAATCATTCTCAATTAATATCCCAACAATTCCTATGCTGGCAAAAGGAACGAATTACTGGCAAGGCGGTCCTGCCATGATTCATGATCGGGGAGCTGAGATCGTGGATCTTCCAAGAGGCAGCAGAGTTTATCCACATGATAAAAGTATCCAGATGGCCAGGGCAGAGGGAACAAAAGGAAAAGGTAATGTTGCAATCACAATTGCCAAGCTTGCAGATAAGATTGAGGTTCGAAGCGATAAAGATATTGATGATATTGTGAATAAAGTTGCTAATAAATTTGAAAAGATCCTTAATAATACTGGAGAGGTGGTGTTAGCTTAATGGAGATTTGGTTACAGCAAGATAATGAAAGTTTAAGACTGCCTGTACTGCCTTCCGGTTTTGAAGTTCAGAATGTGCAGCAGAATTCAACAGTTAATGTTACATCAAAGGGAGAGATAAATATCATTGGAAAGAGAGGGTTAAAAACACTTTCTCTTTCTTCTTTTTTCCCTAATCGGGAATATGGATTTGTACAATATACAGGTTTTCCTGGTCCATATGAATGTATTGAATTAATTAAGTCCTGGATGAACAACCCTGTAAAAATTTCGATTACAGATGCAAATATTAATATGCCAATGACTATAGAATCTTTTACTCATTCAGAACAGGATAGCACAGGAGATGTATATTATACTTTAGAGTTAAAAGAATATAGAAAACCTGAAATAGTTGCGGAGCAAAAAGTAAATGCTGATAAAAAGAGTACAAAGTTAACGGTTAATGATACCAAAAGAATAACGAAAACAGTTAAAACAACCACCTACATTGTAAAGAAAGGTGATACTCTATACAGCATTGCAAAAAGGCTGACAGGAAATGGTTCAAATTGTTATGCAATTGCAAATCAAAATAATATAGCCAATCCGAATCTGATACAGGCAGGTCAAAAGTTGGTGATTAAGGCATGAAAATAAAATGGGTGAAACAATCGGATGGAAGTGTGAATGATATCACAGATTTTGTCTCAACGATAAACTGGGGAGGGTCAGCCGGACAGGCATCAAGAACATTGGATATATCAGTTCTTAATTCACCTTTCGATAAAAACATTTCAGATCCAAATATCAATCTGGGAGACAGGATCAGGCTATATTATGATGATAGCAGATTACTTATTGATATCATGGTGTATAACCGGGAGAGAAATAATGAAACCGGAACGATTACATATAGCGGATACGATGATCTTAATCATTTACTAAGGAGCAATGGTTCTTATAACTTTAAAAATGTTACACCTGAAATGATTACGAAGAAAATATGCAATGAATTAAAAATTGAAACAGGTACCATTGCAGCCACCAACGTAAATATAAAAAGTATGCTCATCGACAGTTCAAGCTATTATGACATTATTTTAAAAGCCTATACAAAAGCACATAAGATGAATGGTAAAAAGTATATGCCGATTATGTCTGGCCGGAAGTTATATGTAATTGAAAAAGGGGAGATTATTAAAGATTTTATTCTTAGTGATGAAGTTAATATTTTAAGTTCCAGTTACACAGAATCTCTTGACTCTATGGTAAATCAGATCAAAATATATGATGACAAAGGGAAACAGATCGGTGAAGTAAAAAATGATGATTGGGTGAAACAATTTGGGATCTTTCAGGATATTTATACAAAAGAGGACGGAGAGAATGGAACAAAAGCTGCTAAAAATATGCTGGTTGGTATCGACAAAACTGCAAGTTTACAAGCGATTGGAAATATCAGCTGCATCAGTGGATTTGGCATTGCAATTTATGATTCATTGACTGGACTGAAAGGTACATTTTGGATTGAACAGGATTCCCATAGTTTCGAAAATGGAAATCATACCATGAATTTAGATCTGACCTTTAAAAATATCATGGAGGTAAAGGAGTAATGAAGTATGAATGGATATGAAAAATTAATTAAGATCATGAGAAATACGGGCAGCACTTCTAATAATGTTTTCCTTGTTACTATGGAAAGTTCGAATTCATGTTATCTAAATAATCTTAAATTAGAGAAAGATGATTTATTTATTTCACAACATTTAGTAACAGGGTGGTATATAGATCCAGAAACTTTTATAAAGCCTCTGGAAAAAGGAGATATGGTTATTTTAATGAAATTAGATGAAACAAAATATGTAGTTATTGGAAGGGTGGTATAAATGAGTTTTCCTTTCGAAACAGATGGTCAGGTGTCGGCGGAAGAAGTGATAAAAGTCCCTAAAGAATATGGTATCAACTTAGATACAGGGAAATTTACAGGTAAGATTGTAGAGGGTGTTGAAGCCATAAAGATTTGGATCTATAACGCTCTTAAAACCAGTCGATACAAATATAATATATTTTCCTGGGATTATGGCAGCGAAATAGAGGATTTGATCGGACACGCCTATACACAGGAGTATTTAGAAATGGAAGCAAAACGTATGGTGGAAGATTGCTTAATGATGAATCAATATATAACTGGTATTTCAGACTTTAATGTAAAATCAGAATACGACAAATTATCCATTTCATTTACTGCAAATACACTCTTTGGGGAGGTGAGAATAGATGTTTGAAGACAGAACATATGAGAACTTGTTAGAGGAAGCATTGGGTATGATTACAGAAGACATTGATAAACAGGAAGGCAGTCTGATCATGAGAGCGATTGCTCCTTGTGTCTATAAGATTGCTGAAACTTATGTTCAATTGGATAATTTTATTGATCTGGTATCCGGGGATACTGCAGTTGGTGAATATCTTGATCGTGTTGTAGCTGATTATGGAATTACCCGTAAAGAGGCGACTCATGCAATCAGAAAAATAGTAACCAATGGAGAAATTCCAGTTGGTTCGAGATGGAGTTTCAATGATACCATTTATGTGGTCGAAGAATTATTAGATACCAATACATATAGTGCAGCTTGTGAACAGCATGGTGAAATTGGAAATACATATAGTGGTCCATTAGAAGCCATTGAAAATGTAAATGGTGTTACGGCAACTCTGACAGATATTATTGCAAGTGGTGCAGATGAAGAATCAGATCATAATCTGCGTGAACGGTTCTTTAATTATCTGAGAAGACCTAGTACAAGTGGAAATACATTTAATTACCGTGAGTGGGCATTATTAGTTCCAGGTGTTGGTGATGCAAAAGTATTTCCACTATGGAATGGGAATGGTACAGTAAAAATATTGATCGTAGATAGTAATATGGAAATTGATCAGACTTTGGAGACAGCAGTTTATGATTATATTGAGAAGGTACGTCCAATAGGAGCAAATGTTACAGTAGACAGCCCGGGCGAAAAAGTAATTGGAATTACTGCCAATATAGTTTTGGATGGAACACAGACCTATGAGGATACAGTAGCTGCATTTACATCAGCATTAGCAGATTATTTTAGAGAGTTAGTATTCGAGACTTACAGTGTAAGTTTCGCAAAGATTGGAAGTATCCTGTTATCAACTCCGGGAGTGAAAGACTATAATTCATTATTAATAGATGGAGGAACAGCTAACATTACCATAGGAGAAACAGACATGCCAATTTTAGGTGCTATTACATTAGCGGAGGTGGTATAGATGAATTTAATGGAATTACTGCCTCCGGTCTATGATGATAATAATACAATGGAAGAATTACAAGGAATCCTTAGCAATAAAATCAACCATGTTGCGGCTGACTTTAATGAAACCATTGACCAATGCTTTGTCAGTACGGCAACAGATCTGTTAAGCAGATACGAAAAAATTTATGGACTTACGGTAGATGTGACCAAGTCAAAAGAATTTCGGCGAGAACGAATCATAGCAAGGGCAAGAGGAACCGGTACAGTCACGAAGCAGATGATAAAAGAGGTTGCAACGTCCTATTCCAATGGCGAGGTTGAGATAATTGAAAACCCATCTGACTATAGTTTTCGTGTAAAGTTTGTGGGTACAAAAGGGCTGCCTCCTAATATGGCTGATTTGAAATTAACCATTGAGGAAATTAAGCCCGCTCACTTATCTTTTACATTTGAATATGTGTATAATACTTGGAAAGATGTAGCTAACATGACATGGAATGAAGCAAATGCTTATACATGGGAACAATTAAGATCGAGGTGATGAAATGGCAAAATATACAAAAAATTATAATTTAGAAAAGCAACAGAATAATGAATACATAAGTATTGACGGACTGAATAATAACTTTGATAAGATTGATAAAGTATTAGGGAATACCGGAAAGTTTGAATCAGCAGGGGGAACAGCTACAGCCATTATTTTATCGGATGTCATTTTGGAAGATGGAGCTGGCAAAACCTTTAAAGTAATATCAGGGAATGGAGGAGCATCAACTACTATAAATGGTAAGAAGTTATACAAACCAGGAACAACCGCTGCCCCTACTCTTATTGCAGGTAAAGCAGTTACAATTTGGTATGATGAAGCTGGTGACTGTTTTTTTATCAAAGCTAGTGCAGAGGGAAATGCAACCGCTGACCATGTACTAGCGGGAAAGACATTCAGCAACGATAATGATACAGGATTGATAGGTAATATACCAATACTTACAGGAATAAGAACACCATCAGGCATTGCCAAATGGGCAGATGGAGCCTTAGCTGTATATCCAGAAAAAGGATATCAAAAGGGAGGAGCTGGAGATGGAGAAATAAAAGTTACTACCGATAAGTTGCAAAGTGCAGAACCAGCCTTAATATCGTCAAATATAAAAAGTGGTGTATCCATCTATGGTGTAGCAGGTTCAATGGCTACTCCTGGGTTTTACAATTTTCCATTGTCAATACAAGAATCTCAACCTACTGCTGTTAAAAATGGTCATATTTGGGTTAAGAGTTCGGCTACATTTAGTAAGATTCAAATAGTAGATGCATTTACCGCAGGGGTAGCAGATGGGACACTTATGTTTGTAGTAGGTGATACAACACTTAGAAAAGAAAGTATTTCACACTCTATTAAAACTACGGATAATAAGTCAGTAATAGTCTCTACATCAGAAATAGATGATTCATCTGCAGACTGGTTAGTCAGTAATATATCTGGAGATATTTCAACGAGTGTAATGTTAAGAAGACCTATGGTATATTCTAAGCTTGGTGGGTTACTAGATGTTGAAACAGCACATATGTGGGATGGGAATTCATGGAAATTAATATCACAAAAAGGTTCATACTTAGCTATAGCTAAAGGTGGCAGCGGTCCTGGATATGGATTATCAATATGTAATGTTTCTAGTGATACCTATGTTAGAAATGTCACAACACTTGCCCAAGGTTCTACCTATAGTTCTAATACGACTTATTCAAGTGATGGTAGATATCTTGCACACTACAATATAGTCTTTCAAAGAATTGGAGACGTATACTCTTCTTTCTGGGATGTACCATCTTCTGTTAATTTAGGAGGTTTAACCTATAATTCTGTTAGCATAACGACTATATCAGGAGATGGTAATACTGTAGCTTCACTGTATAGGAATAATGGTAATAACGATTATGTAATTATTATTTTCAAGAACAATGGTAATACTTTTGTACAGTTAACATATTTTAGCATTGGTTATACTAATTCGATATTTAGTATTTCTATGAATTATGCGGGAACAATGATTGTATATAGCGCAGCTGCAAGTGGCTCTAGCCAAGGGAGTATATACGCATATTACAAAAATACTGATGGGAGTTATAGTCACAATGGTTCTGTTAAGTATGGTGTGGGATATCCTTTTATAGTAAAATTTAATAAAAACTATAGCAGAATAGTCTCTCTTACCGGATTACCATCGCGTTATAATTTAAGTGTATATACATTTAATGAATCAAATAGAACAGTAACTCTAGAAAGAGAAACAACTCATAACGCAGATATTACCAGTACTATATACCCTTGTGGTGTGGCAATTTCCAATACAGGTTTTATTCTTACTACAGGATATCCTAATTCACCTTATTATTTTCTTTATAATTATATACAAGGAAGACCATATTCAATTTCAGGATTACTTGGTAAGAACTCATCACATTCCGCAGTATTTGATTTTAATTCTGATGGGACAAGACTTGCTATTTCAGTTGCAACAGGAGATGTATATATTTACGCAGTATCAGTGAACGAATCAACTTTTACAATGAATTTCACACTAATTAAATCTTTAGGGTTTCCTACCAATAGTGATACATACGCAATTCAATATTTCCCTTAATGAAAGGAGGAAATTTAAATGTTTTATTACAAATATAATGATAAATATGTCATCGTTAAAAAAAGTACTCTTCCTATAGAGGGGGATAATGTAGCTATTTCCAAAGAAGATTTTGATCTTGGCTTGTATGATGTAATTGTAGGATTTCTTGATGAAAATAATGAAATACTTAGGCATACAAAAACTCTTAGGAATGTCGATGAGGTAGCTAGAAAACTGAATAATATTGAAGAAAAAATTAATCCTTCAATAAATTATGAAATGTGTACATTGGAAGAACTAAAAACTTATCAGATAGCTAAAAGCAAAGAAAATTTGGAGGTTTATCTGAAAGAGAATCCAATTGTTTCTTCCTGTCACGGAAATACTGAGAAACAGTATACTATTACAAAAGAAAAACAATCTCTGCTTACTCAGATGATTCTTATGTGTCAAATAGCTATTATATCAGAAACAGATTATCAGCCATCTTGGAATGTTCAAGGTGAACCATGTACCTACGACTGGACTTTACAGGAACTGCAACAATTGGCATTCGAAATAGAGTCTGTAGTCCGATTGGTTGTAAATAAACAACAAAGCATGGAAGCGAAAATCAACGCGGCCACATCCAAGGATGATGTAATGGCTGTAAATATTACATTTTAGGAGGAGTCTTTGAAGCAAATGCATAAGACTCTATTTTTATATATAATTTCAGGGTTTCTCCTTTCTTTACCGAGTATACTGTTGGATGATTATATCCCATACTGGCTTTTAAAAGAGGAGAAGCCACACTATAAAATTTTATAAAATGTGAGGTGACATATGGATGAAGAATTAATCAAGCATAGACTAGATGTTCATGATACGAGACTCAACGATCATTCCAAAAGATTAGACCGGCTTGAAATCACACAGGCAGAAGCCAATACTATGATCAAAAATCTATGTGAGAAAATCGAAAATCAAACCAAAGCAATCTATTGGTTAATAGGACTTGGAGCAACTAGTTTGCTGGGGTTCTTTTTTTATGCAGTTCAACAGAATATTTTTTAGAGAAATGAGGAATTATTATGGAATTAAATTTTTTACAAGACTACATTGTCTTAGTAGTTTTGGGAATCTGTTTATGTGTTGGGTATGCAATGAAACAGTTAGATTTTATTAAGAATAAATACATACCTGCAATAATGCTTTGCCTTGGCACGGTTGTTAATATTATTGTTAATATTCCAAATATGAATGCAACTGTTATTTTAGGTGGTATGGTAAGTGGGTTGGCATCTACCGGACTATATGAAGCTATGAGGAATCTTATTGATTCTAATGGTAAGAAAGATGGTAATGCAAATGTCTAAAGTAACAGATCAGTGCAGGGATATAAAAGAGTTAAATATATTGGTTCAGGTATTACTGAATCTTGCTCTGGCTGATATAAGAAAGCAAGGTGTCAACCCATTAATCGTTGAAACTTACCGATCCCAGGAAAGGCAGAATTATTTATACTGTCAGGGAAGGACCATATCAGAAGTGACTGCGAAAGGAATCAATACCACCTTTGCAACTGCTTACTGTTGTCCCAGGGCTTCAAAGAAGACATGGACTTTAAACAGTGTACATAAATCAAGGAAAGCAGTGGACATTGTACCTCAACGTATGGTTGATGGGAGAATGACGGCTATTTGGAATGCGAAAGATAAAGAAACCCAGATTATCATTCAGACAATGGAGAAGTACGGATTTGAAGCAGGGGCCAATTGGAGTTGTAATCCGGATAGTCCCCATTTTCAAATTAAGGGGGATTTTACAACTTCCTTTATGCAAAATCGTAATAATAAATATATTACAAAAGCAATACAGAAAGCTCTTAACAAGAAATTAAATATAAAATTAAACGTTGATGGAATATGGGGGATAAAGACCAGGGAGGCTGTTAATAAATTTAGAGCCAAACAGGACTATCCTTTTCAAAACAACGGGAAATTAGCTAAAAAAGCTTTAAAAGATTTATTTGTATAA